TCAGATCAGCTCCTCAGGAAAGGTGAAACGCGCCACTATCCGGCGCCGCCACGGCAGGCTCAGCGGGCTCTCGACCACCGCATGACCCGAATAGGCATGAATGAAGGACGCATCACTCCTGGCGCGCCCGGCAATGCCCAGATGCTTGGCCACCGCGCCATCTCGCATCCGAAACAGCAGCACGTCGCCAGGGGCCTCATCAGCCAGATCCTTGGGTACCAGATGCCGCGCCGCGGCTTGCCACAGCGCCTCGATGCGTGCGGGCTCTGACCAGTCAACCGAATAGGCGGGCGGTACTTCTGGCTCGCGCCCCAGCACCTCGCGCCAAACACCGCGCAAGAGGCCCAGACAGTCAGTCCCGCCTCCCTTGCACGATGCCTGATGCAGATAGGGTGTCCCGATCCAGCCGCGCGCGGCGTTCGTGATACGCTCGTGATACAAAAGGGTCATCGCCTGCTGCCCCCATCCAGACTGCTTGACCGGGATGGATCTGAAATCGACCAGTCATCGCCCGGCACGTCAGGAAACCCCTGAAAGTTATAGAAGTTCTGAAACTTGAGCCGACACGTCACCGCGCGCTTGTCACATCCCGCAACTAGCCGCAGCAGATCACCCACGCGCACATCCGCCCGCAGCGGATGCCATAGCTCAATAACGCGCATTTCGCCGTCCAGATGATCGCGCTTCACCAGCCCACTCAAGCCGCCCGCCGCGCCGCTCTTCACGACCAGGCGACCATGCTTAAACCAGCCATCTTCGAAGCCACCGAATGCGGCAAATCGAAAAGCGCGCCTTTCGATGATCTCTGCTGCCGTCAAGTCTTTGGAGTAGCCCAGCGTACCCACGTCAAAGCGGCAGCTGGCGTCGCCCAGCACCGCCGAACATGGCTTTTGATACACCCGCCCCAGCGGCCTGTTCAGCGCTTCGGTCAACCCGCGCAGTTCCGCTTCGAACACTCCGCCTGACCGGCGCAACTCGCCGATTGTTCCGCGAAACTGCAGATGCCGCTGTGCCACGTCCTGCCAATTGACCAGCCATGCGCGGATCTCGGCCCCGTCATAGCGGCCCGCCTCGATATCCTCCTCGCGGATCGACCCATCGCTTAGCGCGCCCAGCGCTTCGGTATTGTCCACAGACAGGCCAGTTGTCTGCTGGATCGCCAGCGCGCTTAGCCCAGCATCGGCGCGAAACGCGATCCCGTCGAAACTCAGCGGACCGTCATGGTCGGTAAAGCCCATGATTGTGCCGTCTGTCCGCTTCAGTGCCCAGGCACGGCATGTCGTGGTCACACCCGTCTGTAAATGCGCGTGCAGTACCGCATTCAGCCCACTCATACGCGTATCTCCACCACTGGCACGTCCGGCACCTCGCCCGCCTGAAAACTGGCGATGCTGACCATGATCCGGTTCGTGTCGAACCGTACCGGCACGTCAAACTCATAGCCCGCCGTGATGCGGTTGCCCCCGTTGGGTGGATGCTTGAACGTCACCGCGCCGGTCGCGCTATTCACATCGTAATGGACACCCTCCTGCTGCTCGTCCCCGCCCAGCCCAATGCGCACCGATCCGCGCACAGGCTTGGTGATGGGCCGTGCATAGGTATGCTCGCCCGACCTATATGTCTTGATCAGTTGAAAGGTCGGCGTCAGGTCGTCGCCGAACGCAATCAGCTGGTCGTCATAGCTGGGTGCCAGCAGCGCACCGCTTGATTTGTAGTCAGACCAGTCCTTCCAGCGAAAGCCGTGGATCTGCCCGCGCCGCGCCTCAAAAAACGCGATCAGCGCCTCGATGTCATCGAGGCCTCGCATGGCAACGCCCGCATCATACCGCCGCCGCGAATGTTGCCACGGCGTATTACGCTCTTCAAACCCGTTGGCCAGCGCCACAACATCCGTCTGCCGCTCTGGCCCGCCAAGTGAGCCAAAGCTCAGGTTTGCCGGAAATCTCACTTCGTGAAAGACCATGATACTTCTCCCCTACCGATTGCGCTGGCCGCGCCCCAAGGCACGGCTCATCTGCGCGGCGATCTGGCCCTGGCTGCGGCGAAAGCCCTCGGCGTCCGGCGTCGAGATGTTCATCACCACGCTCACGTTTCCGCCACCGCCACCGCTGCGCACACCCAGCTTGCCGTCCGCGCCGCGCGCCAGTGGCATGATCGCCTCCGGCCCTGCCTCACCCATCAAGCCAGTGCCGCCCCGCATGGGGAAGGTCACTGGCCCACTCACGATGCCGCCACTGGCAAATGGCTGTACGCGCCCTTGGGCAAAGCTTGCCCCATTGGCAAACGGCATCAACCCGCCAACCAGACTGCCAACACTGTTGGCCAGCAGGCCGCTTACATGATCTGTCACTGGCTTTACGGCGGCGTTGAACGCCGTGTTGATCAATGAATCCGCCAACGTGCGCAGCGACGACGACAGACTATCGCCATCCACCACCGCGCCTTTGATCGCGCGGCGTAATCCGCGGCTCATCCCCCGGTCCAGCGTTGCCACGTCGTAGCCGGTCTTCTCGAATGTGCCGCGTACCCTGTCCAGTTCGGCGTTGAACGCCGCCGCCATATCCGTGGCTGCCCCAAGCGAGCCGTCCAGCGCCTCAATCTGCGCATCCAGCGCGGTCATGTTTTCCTGCTCACTCATCATTAACTCCTCAGGTATCGGGATACGCCTGCATCAGCGCATCCAATCGGTCCCGCACCAACGGCGCACTGCCCTGCGCTTCGCCCAGCATCAGCCGCAACTCGGCAGGCGTCAGCGCCCAGAATTCGGTAGGCTTCAACCCCAAACCGCGCAGGCCCGCCTGCATCAGCCCTGGCCAGTCGAACCCGTTCATTGCGCCTCGGGCAGCATGAAAGCGCGCGCCAGCAACTCCGCTGCCGCGCGCGCCGCCGCCAGCGGCCCGCCTTCTATTTCGGCTGCGATCAGGTCAGCTGCGGTGCCTTGCCAGCCGCCGCCCCGCAGCCCAGCAACAATCAACGCCAGCACGTCGCGGGTCGAAAACCCGCCCGCTTCGAACCGCTCGACCAGATCGACCAGTGATCCCACCGCCAGCCCTGCCTCCAGTTCGGCCAAAGCGCCCAAAGTCAACTTTAGCACGCACCGCTCGCCATCGATGACCACCGCCACTTCACCTGCCCAAGGGTTTGCCATCTCAGATTGCCGTAAAGATCATGCGACCCGCGCTTGCCATCGACAGCTCATAGGTCGCCTCGCCGTCATGCGTGCCGGCATATTCTATCGACGTGACCTGAAACGGCCCATCGATGATCCCAAAATCGGGGATCACCACCTGAAAATCTGGCGTTTCCCCGTCAAAGAAGATTTGCCGCGTCCGCTCGTCTGAATCCGCATCACGAAAAATGCCTGATCCGCTGATAACCGCTGATTTAACGCCGGCACCTGCCAGCAATTCACGCCAGCCGCCGGCACTCTCCAGGCTGGTGACATCCACGCTTTCAGCGTTAAAGCTGATGCGTGTCGCACGTAGGCCCGCCACGGTCTCGAAATTGCCGTCACCCGTCAGATCGACCTTGATCAGAAGGTCTTTGCCATTTTGAACTGCCATGTGTTTCGTCTCCGATTGAAGGGGTTAAACCGTGTCGTCGACCCGCGCGCGAAATGTCAGGTCGATCCGGCGCAGTTGTTCGCTGCGCCTCGCTCGCGCCCGGTAGAAATTCAGCGCCGCTAGATGGCCGCGATCCAGGGGCAACTCCGCATCCGTCAGCGCGTCGCTGACCGCCGCTGCCACCTGTTTGGCCGCCGCAAACCCAGCAGCGTCGCTGATCACTGACACGGTGAAGCGGTGCCAGGCCCCGCCTGCTGTGCCATCCGACCGGTCGTGCACATCCTCTGGCCCCAGCGTTACGTAAAGAGGCGGTAAGGCACCCGCCGGAGGCGCGTCATAGATCGCCCCGCCAACCAGCGCTGACAGTTCCGCATTCCCGATGAGTTGCCCGTAGACTGCGGTCTGCAGCGCCGCTGATCCGCCATAGCTCATACCGCCACCTCCTCTTGCGCATAGCAGGTCAGGTAGCGGCCCATTGGGTCGCGATCTGTCACAGCCTCGATCCTGAATATGCGGCTGCCATCGCGCAGCCGCTGTTCGGGCTTTGGGCGCGAGGGCGCACCATAGGGCGCTGCTCTGACCGTGATTTTATAGGCTGTGCTAGACAGCTGCGCCGTCCCGTCTGTCACCTCGCGCCCCGCGCGCGCGATGATCTCCGCCCATAGCGTGCCCACCTGTTGCCATGTCTCGCCGTAGCCGCCTGCGCCGTCAGGCGTGCGATCCGGCGTCTCCAGCACCAGTTGTCGGTTGAGGGTCACACGCTTCATATCGCAGCCCCTCCGCCCAGCAGGCGCACCGTGCGATAGCGCTCGATTAGGCTGGTCACACCAAACGGCATGCAGCCTCCGCCCAGCGCCGTATCGGCACGGTACTCATAGTAATGGGCCGCCAGCAGCAGCACCGCCTGGCCCAGATCTGCAGGCAGATCACCCCACGCGGCCCCAAACCCTGCGCGAAACCGCACGATCACCGCACCGGCCGACGGTATGGCTGGTAGCATGCTCGCCACCGGTACCAAACGGGGGCGGTGGGTGTCCTTCTCCAGTCGGTAATGCGCCGGGCTTGCCACTTCCTCGCTGCCGGACGTATGTCGCAGAATGACATCCTCGATGGCCAACACCGGCGCCACTGGCAGAGCCTGACCGCATTCCGTGCGCCACGCCATCAGCTCCCAGGAAAATATCCTCTCAATCAGCACCTTGCCGGTCCGCACCTCAATCGACGCGATCGCCGCCCGCAAGAAGCTCTCTAAAACTGGGCCTTGCACATCATCGTCCGAAAAGCCCGTTCCCAGCCGCAGATGCGCCTTGAGCTGCGCTATCGGCAGGGCGGCTTCGGGCACCGCTGTTTCTTCGATCAACATCATGGAATAACTCCGATAGTCCCCGGATCTTTCGGGTGGTTCAGGCGCGCGCAGCCTCGCGTTGCTCGGACGGAGGGGAGCAGCTGGACAACGCATTAAATTAGTGGCGGCGCGCGCCACGGGCGAGGGCAGATACCCCCGCCCGATCCGCGCCCCGGTTAGGAGGTCGCGAATTTCAGCAGCTTGATCGCCGCATAGTCGCTGACATCGCCACCCACGCGCTTGGTCGCGTAGAACAAAACGTGTGGCTTGGCGCTGAAGGGGTCGCGCAACACGCGCAGATCGGGTCGCTCGGCCACAGTATAGCCCGCGCCAAAATCACCGAACGCGACCGACATGGAGCCGCTGGCCATGTCCGGCATGTCCTCGGCGATCAGCACAGCATACCCTAACAGGCGTGCAGGCTCACCCGCCGCCAGACCGTCGGACCACAGGAAGCGGCCATCGGCATCCTTCATCTTGCGCAATGCGCCCGCGGTCTTGGAGTTCATGACAAAGCTGGCATTGGCGCGGTATTCGGCGCCCAGCGCATAGACCAGATCGATCACCGCATCGGCATCCTCAAAATTGCCGTCCGCGCCGGTCGGGACATAGCCCAGATTGCCCCAGCCCCAGACATCATTGTCGACCGCAGGCTTGGTCAGAAAGCCTGTTGGCTTGTCCACACCGTCGCCTGCGATGAACGCGGCCGCCTCGGCACGCGCAAACTTGTCGGCGATACGCCCGGCCAACCAGCCCTCAATGTCGAAAGCGCTATCATCCAGCAGCCGCTGCGATGCTTTCGGCAGCGCGCTTAGTTCGTGCAGCGGGATGGTGATGCGGTCAATGCCGGGCGTCGCCGTCTCGCTCACGCCAACTGCCTCGGTCGCCCAGCCATGGCCTACATCGCCATGATCGATCAGCACGTCAAAGCTGGTCGCCTCGACTGCCACGACATTGGCAATCGCGCGGATTGAGGCCGTCGCGCTCAGTGTCGACTTGATCGCGCTGGCCGTCTGCGGATCGACCAGATAACCGCCATCACCCGCGATGGTCGTGCCCAGCGCCTTGCCCTCCAACTCCAGACTGCGCAGGCCGTCATCGTCGCCGGAACGCAGATAGGCGTTGAACGCCTTTTGGTGCGTGGCAGGGCCATCATTGCTGCCTGCCAGAACAGGACGCGCAGGGACAAAGGATTTACGTTCGAACATGTTCATTTTCTCTTCTTGTTGTTGCAGTCGCTCTTCGATGTCGGACTGAAAGCCCTTCAATTCTTGAACAAAGCCCACCACGGCGGACTTCACCTCGGCCGCCGGCGTGTGCCCATCGGGCACATCTTTCCCGGCCCCGGAAATTCCGGTTTCACTCATTACCCGTTCCTTTTGCTAGTTGTTCGTCTTGGCCCTACTTGCGCGCCAATTCCCGGTGCGCGTCTGTAAAGATCGCCGCTAGCTCGCTTAAATCGCCGCCAGCCAGGGCATCGTGCTTCGCCGTCACCCGCGCATTGGGAAGCATGGGGAACGTCACCAGAGACACCTCCCACAGCTCCAGTTCCTGCAAGAGCCGCTGGCCCTTGTCATTTTTGGTCGCGCGCACGGTCCTATAGCCGATGCTCAGCCCGTCGATTGCGCCTGCGCCGATCAGCGCCGCCGCCTCGCGCCCGCGCCCCACAGCCTCCAGCAGACGGCCCTTCACATACAGACCGCGCTTGTCCTCGCGCACCTCATCCCAGACGCCGATAGGCTGCGCAGGGTCATGCTGCCACAGCATCTTGACCTGCCGCCGCTCGGCGCTCAGCCGGGCCAACGACGTGGTATAGGCCCCTGCCACCACCACGTCGCCGCTCTGATCCGTATCGCCAAAATAGCTGGCATAGCCCTCGATCCCTGCGCCATCTGTGAGTGTCAGATCCGCATCGAACCGGGCAAACTTGCGCTCCAGTCCCATATCCGTTGCCATAAACCTCATCCTTTTAAACCTCAGGGCAGGGCCGCGATCAGCGGCTGAAATGCCTGCGCCATAATCGCCGCCGCCATGCCGTACACCGCCAGCCACAGCCGCCGCTCCAGCCGTTCCATCGCCTCTTCCAGCTTTTTCTGCCGCTCGGCGATGGCTTGGAACTTCAGCACCGCAACCCGCTCGTTCGCCTCTAGCCGTAGCGCGGGCGCACAATCGAACGCTTCAAAGCCATAGCGCTCCCCTTCACTCATTCATGCCTCCCGGCTCAGGCAAGGCAGGCAGCCCGAGCAGACTGCGCTTCTCGCAATTTGTCAGGAAGTCAGCATCGGCCACCCGTGCCCATTGCGCATCTCGTTCTGCAGCCAGCGCAGGCACCTGATCCAGATCTGGTTTCAGTTCGAGTTTTGGGCCCTCATACCCGCTCAGCCAGTCTGACAGGCTTGCCGCGACGCGGCTTGCCAGTGGCAAAACAGTCAGCCGGAAAAATGCTCGGTTCGCCTCCTGATAATTCGCATACGCAGCGTCACCGGGTACGCCCAGCAGCATGGGTGGCACTCCAAACGCCAGCGCGATCTCGCGCGCTGCACTCTCCTTTGTCTTCTGAAACTCCATGTCTGACGGCGAAAATCCCATTGGCTTCCAGTCCAGACCGCCCTCCAGCAGCATCGGTCGCCCGGCATTGCGCGCGCCCTGATGATGGCTCTCCATCTCGTCCACTAGCCGCTGATACTGGTCCGTGGTTAGCGTCCCCTGACCCTCAGCACCGCGATACACGATCGCACCCGACGGGCGCGCGGCATTATCGAGGAGCGCCTTGGACCAACGCGACGCGGAGTTATGCACATCCACCGCCTGCGCCGCCGCCTGCATCGGCGACAGACCATAATGATCGTCCTGCGGATGAAAGCTTTTGATATGACAAATTGCTGGATGCCCGCCGCTCACGTCAAACCGATGTTTGCGCCCGCTCACGGCGTACTCATATGCCACCGGCCAGCCATCTGCGCCCGGAACCACGCTCATCCGGTCTGAGCGCAGCACATGTAGCTCTAGCGGTGCGCCATCTGCGCCATTAACGGCCTCGACATAGGCATTTCCGGTCAGCAGCAGCTGCCCGAACAACGATTCCAGCAGCTCCGCGCGGCCTTGCGCAGGGTTCGGGCTGCGGATCAGCGTCAGCATAGGATGCTCGGCATACCGCTGCTCCGCATCCTGTAGGACCAAAGGCAGCGCCGCCGCCGCTTCCGCGATCATCTTGACGCAGCGAAATCCCACCGGATTGGCAGCAAAGCCTTGGCGCGTTAGCGTGCCGGTATCCCGCGCGCTCCATGCCACCCGGTTCGCACCATGCCAGGCCATCACGCGGCCCGCCGCACTGGCTTTAGCCTCCGGTGCTCCGGTTTGAGTCGCACCGGCTCCTGTTACGTCGGGCTGCGCCACGCCTTGCCGAAAGAAGTCCATGATCATCTGCCGTTACTCCTTGATCTGCCGTTAGGCGCCAAAGGCGCCAAGGCCTTTCATCAGCTGTTGAAGGCATCATTGCCTTAAAGGTTTAAGAAAATTGAATCAGACCGTGCGCTGCTCAGGGTCGCTGTATTGCAGGCCCCAAAATCAAATGCTTCTGGAGAACCCAGCGCCGCGCCGCTAACATCAAATCCAAAGGAGGCCCCGATCATGCGACCCCAACCCCTTCAGGATTTCCTCGATGCGGCCCATACGGCCTTCTTGGCCAAAGCTCGTGACCCAGACGCTACTGCGTCGCTATCGCGCATCTTCGCAGCACTCGAATCGCCCGGCATGGTTTCAGATACACCCGGCGGGCGCCTGCCTACCTGCACCTATTTGGGTCAAGCTGCCGACCCGCAGAAATTTGACGATCCGCTATTGGCCCGACTCGTACAGACGTTTCTGTCGCTGGAGCCAAACTTGAAATGGGGCCCCCGCAAAGGTGATTGCACAAATGCCGGGCCGGGCTTT